CTTCCGATCTAGAACATTGACCTTCTGGTTATTGACGACATAGGGGTAGAAAAAACAACTGAGTGGGTTTTGGCGAAGTTTTACGAGGTTATTGATTATCGTCATGGGAGGCGGTCAACGATTTATACGACTAACCTGACCGGCAAGGAAATGAAGGCAAAAGAGGGCATGGCCCTGGTTAGCCGGATATGGGGATCAGAACTGCGGATGGAGATAGAGGGCAAAGACTGGCGGGTAGCTGGTAATTGAGCGGCATCAGATCCGGGAGGCGGTGAACACATAGTGGGTAGAAACAGAAGCCCTAACAGGGAAAAAGCAATGCAAATGTGGCTGGACAGCAACGGCAAGCTTGCTAATAAACAGATAGCCGAGGCACTAGGAGAAAATGAGAAAGTTGTAGCTGTCTGGAAGCAAAGAGATAAATGGAATGTTGTACAACAAAAAAATCAATGTTGCGCAACAAATAAACAGAATGTGCCTGCTCCCAATACCCGGAGTAAAAATGAAAAAAAAGAAGCCGATAAGGAGCCTGAGCTTACCGAAAAACAGGTACTTTTCGTTGCTGAATATTTAACAGACTTTAATGCAACCCGGGCGGCCATGGCCGCGGGATACAGTAAAAAAACGGCAAAACAAATAGGGTATGAGAACCTTACAAAACCCTACATTCAGGAGGAAGTAAAACGTCAAACGGAGCTGGTGACCAGCTCACTGGGAATTACTTCTCAGAGAGTGCTGCTTGAATACCTTAAAATAGCCTTTGCCGATATTAGCGAATATGTAACCTTTGGGCAGCGTGAAGTTCAGGTTATGGGTGCATTCGGGCCGATCTATGAAGGCAAAGGCAAGAACAAGAAGCCAGTAATGAAAACGGTTAATTTTGTAGACTTCAAAAGTTCGGCCATTATAGATAGCACTTTGATCAGTGAAGTTAGGCAGGGCAAGGATGGAGTAAGCATTAAGTTCCATGACAAGATGAAGGCCCTGGAAAAAGTGGAGAAGTATCTGGATCTACTCCCAGATCATCATAAGCGCATGATCGAAGAAGAGAAACTTAAACTGGCCCGGGAACAACATGAACTTAATAAACTTAAGGTCACCGGCGAAGACGATGAAATTAAAGATGACGGATTCATGGAAGCCCTGAAAGGCCAGACAGTAAAAGAGGCGTGGGCAGGTGAAACCGATGTATAAGTGGCCCTGGTTTCGCCTTTTGCATCTTGGTATTCAGATGGGATAAAGAAATCTAACCAACGGAAATCTCCGTTGGTTAAATATAGGGGGGTATTTATTATGAGTATTGGTCTTTCTGCTGATGAACTTATCCAGTGGGGTATGTCTAGTTATCAAGAAACAATCGGCCAGGTATTCAAGAGTATTAATGAAGATTCAGACCTTAACTGGTTAACGAACGACCCAAAAGAAGTTCAGAAGATGGCCATGGGAGAGGCAGTTATTCGAGCTGTTGCAGTAATGATTGAAACGAACAACGCAGCTCTAGATGCTTCTCTAAAGCATCAGGGAATGATGAAAAATATACGCGAGCAGAGGGAAACCACTTGATATGTTATCACAATGCAAAGCGGAACACGCCAATATATAGGCGTTTAAAAAAACATGCTGCAATTATGTTGCAACTGAATTAACGAAAGAAAGTGCACCAGAACGGGAGGAGGGAATGAAGGTGGAATATTTTTCCGAGCAGGATATTGAAAAATTAAAGGCCAATATCACCGAAATTATCATTGATAGCAGCAAGGATGGGGCCGGATTTACCATCACCTTAGTTATGAAAGACGGTCAGTATCAAACGCTTCCGGGTAGCATGAGCCTGTCCGAAGCCGTGGGTTGTTCCGGTGAGCTTGGAAAATTAATTGGTCTACCTGAAACACATATAAAGGCTAGTGCAGAATCTATCGAACGAAACAGACTAAATGACCTCGATGCTATGAGAACCAGTAAAGCGATCAAGGCCGGAGTTATAAGGGTATTCAAACTGAATTAATGGATATAGGCAAATGTAAACGAGCGCCACCTTATTAGCGATCTATAGGAAATGAATGACAGAAAAAAATTATCTTTTAGAGAGGTGAAAAATCATGCTACCAGCAAAATACTTAGAGGTATTCAATATCAATGATCAACGAGTAGCCTTCCTGGCTCCCCAGTCCGATGGGGTTAAGAATGCTAGGCTTTCAAGACAGAAAAACGGATCAGTCACCCTTAAGTTCATTCTTCCTCGTACATCTGATAAATGGGAGTACATAACTGGCTTGCACAAAGTTAAGGTCAACGGCCATGAATTCTGGATATCTGGCACTGAGGAGGAGCGCGATCAGCAAGGCAAGCTCTTGTCCAATGTTCAATGTGAGGAAACTTGGGTGCGTGATCTGGGCGAGCAGCGGATCAATTATCTGAGCGTTGAGATCTTAAGTTCCACCGCAGAAAATGCGCTAGACACGCTGCTTGATGGAAGCGGTTGGCTAGTTGGGCTGGTAACTGTCACTGGCATTCACGACCTTGAGAGTGAAAAGCAATCCCTGCTTTGGAACCTCTGGAAGGTGCAGGAGCTTTGGGGTGGAGTACTGGTCTTTGACAGCATTAACAAAACAGTCTCTCTTCTGGATGATGCAGACTGGGGACAGGACAATGGAGTTCAGATCCGCTATGGGAAAAATCAGAAGAGTATCCGGCGTAAGGTTGTCTACGATATTGTTACCAGGCTTGTGCCTCTGGGCAAAGACGGTCTTACCATTGCCAGCGTAAATAATGGTCTGCTTTATATTGACAACTTCCAGTATACAAACAAGGTTTGGGAGGATATCTGGGAAAATCAGGAGTACGATGATCCGGCAGATTTGAAAGCTGCAGCTGAGAAATATTTGGCCAAGATATCGCGCCCTCAGGTGACTTATACAATCAACTTAGTTGATCTATCATCCAAAGAAGGCTATGAGATAGAAGCCTTTGATAACGGTGACTGGATGACCATGTTTGATCCGGATTTATCACCTAATGGCACTAAGTCTCAGATATACAAGTATGAATATGATGTTTTTGAGCCCTGGAGTGACGTGCAGGTTGAGCTCGGCGATCCGGAAGAGAATTTCTTTGATATGTTGGCAGACCATGGTAGAGCAGCTGACCTGGTCAACAATGTTGTTAGACCAAATCCCAGTGTCGGCAATCTTCTTAAGGGCGTGCTCAATACCTTTTACACGCAAATCAATGGGGCCAGCGGCACATTCACGCTTATTGATGGCGTTGCTACTTACATCGAATTAGATGGACAGGGAGCAGAAACAGGAAAACGGGTAAGGATAACACCTGCAGGTATTGGTATCAGTAAAGACCATGGCCAAACCTATACCACGGCTCTCACCGGTGACGGCATAGCAGCCAACACAGTCATAATTAACACCCTCTATGCCCTGGCCACAGAAGACGGGTATACCCGAGTAGCTGCCAATGGGTTGGAAGTCTACGACAACCAAGCTACTCCCGTGAAAAGGCTTCATGCTGGGCAGTATGCTACAGGCAAGTTTGGTTTAGAGTTGAAAGACAAAACAGGCCAAACCACCATCCTTGATGAGGATGGCATGATGCAGACCTGGCAGGATTCTAGGGCAGATAACGTGGACGCTACACATGGCTTGTTGTTGAACGTCTATCTACCGGAGGAAACCAAGTCTATTCATAAGGCAATTTTAAGGTTTAAGCTGCAGGCTTTCAGAGCTTATGAGACCGGGGCAGCTAGTGGCGGTGGGAGCACAAGCGGATCAGGCGGCGGAACAACAAGTTCAACAGCGGCTATTACTGGTAATACAACTGGAACAGCAACATGGCATACAAGCAGCGGTTATGGCATTCCAGAAGTAATGACTCTAGCTGGGTCTCATGATCATAATGATACTGGTTCTGCTGGAAGTCACGCTCACACCTTATACGACCATAACCATACAGATCCCCAAGGTGGCGGAACCGGATATTCTAAGTCGGGCATAGATGCAGCAGGAAGCCATAGTCACAATATCAGTAATGATGGTAGTCATGCTCATGGATTATGCACTCACGACCATTCACTTGATTGTGGTACACATAGTCATGCCATCAGTAGCCATACTCACACTACCCCAAATCACGCCCATAATATTAACTATGGTATATATGAGAACACAACAGCCACTGGGGTAACTGTAATTATTAATGGCATAGACAGAACGGCAGCATTAGGTGGTGAAACAGGTTTTAATTCAGACCAAAGTAGCCTTGATATCTCAGGTTACTTGTTAACTAACCAATGGAATGCCGTCGAACTGGGCTCAACGCAACTTGGCCGAATTGATGCAAGTGTGTTTATTCAGGCAAAAATGGGGGTTTAGTTAATAAATCCCCATTTTTTAAGCTTTGTGGCATTAAAGCATGTTTGGGATGATCTTATTTGAGTCTCTATTGATCCTAATTCCTGGTTATTTGAATCGAATAATACTGAATTGGTTACTGTGTTATTTACAGTATCAACGTTACCGATTAGAACCATGCCAGATTTATTCTTTAGTACGAATTTATTTTGGTTAGCATCTTGTTCCATGCTGTAGTTATCAATAAGCATTCTAAGTGAAATCCATTCATAGGGCTCTGAAACAACCGATGTATTGTTTTCTTGCATTGCGGATTCATTGGTAATGACAACGGCATTCTGGGCATCATCCCACTCAACTTTAGCGCCCAGGGCTTCGGCAACATAACGGGCGGGGACCATGGTCCTGTTGTTAATCATTTGGGGGGCAACGTCGCAGATTATTTCCTTACCGTTGATGATAAGTTTGATAGACTGATCTGCTAGGACAAATGCACTGCTGGCCAGTAGGCCGATCAGGATCCCGGCAATTAAACCGATAGAAAAACGTTTCATAATATGACCTCCCTTTAAATTACAGTATGCGTTCAGTTTACATTTGGTATTCAATATTAACCATAAATTTCCTTTGTTTTAACCTAAATAAACAACAAAGGGATGCGAGATGGAAAGAGGTGTTGGAATTGAACCGGGTAAAAGCCAGGGAACCACCTGATAAGCAATCACATTGACCATCCCAAAACGCCTATTTAAGGGAGCTAGAAACTAGATGTTGCATCCGTGTTGCAACGCATTATTAAATATGGAGGTAATCCAAATGGATATTAACGAAATAATTAAATCATACGGATTTCAGAAAAGAGAA